GATCACGTTTGGTTGGTTGCCTTGACAATTTTATTAATATCGACAATCAAAAGACTTAAGATTTATGAAAAGTAAAAATGCGCTGAAAGCAATTGACATACTCCAGAACGGAGGATTTGAAATTGAGGTCGATGGGAAGAAAACAAAGTTCTTCCTAGAGCCTCATGTATCGCTTGAAAGATTTCGGGCTTTACAAAAATTACAGTTGGAAATGGCTTATGCTACCGACTTTAAAACAATGTACGAGAACCTGAAGGAGATTTATGGGTTGCTCAATCAGACAAAGTTTGCTGATTCTGCGGTCATGATTCGAGATATGATAGAAGGTTTTCATCGCATTGATGATAAAAACAATTATCCGGCAATCCTGAGATATGCCGCTTTGATTTTGAATACGGATGAGGAGGATAGAAATGCTTATGACGAGGAGGCAATGACCAGAAAGATAAAGCTCTGGGGGGAGGCAGGAGTTCCTATTCAGCCTTTTTTTACGATTGTTCTTCATTCGGTACGTGGCTTGATGGAGAACTACAAAGAAATTGGCCAAAATATTTCGAAGGAGGAACAGGAGTAAAAAAGAAAATATCACTCCGAAAGGCTCAGAAAGATTTGGACGACTATTGGGACGGATTGCTCTGGGGGATGACGGATGGTAAAACGAGTGACATCAAAGAGTTAGGAAGAACCGAGATTTTCAGGTTCTTTGCGTTGTATAATGCGTGGGAGAAAGATATTGAGAGAAAGAAATCATACATGGAAAAACGCAGAGCCGAGTTACGTAGAAACTCAAAAAGACGCTGATTTAAATATTAGCATATGGCTGTAGAAATTGAATTAATAGGGGACTCGACACAATTGTTAAACTCACTCCGCCAGATCAACGAGGATCAGGAGGAGATAAAGAAGTCCAACAATGACATTGAAAAATCATTCAAAGATACTTTCGACAAATCAGCAAATGAGGTCGATAAAACCAACCGTGCATTAAAAGATCAGGTCAAAACACAGGAAAAAGTTGAGCGCAATGTTGAAATGGTTCAAAAGGAGTTCACCGAATTAGAGCGAAAGAAAAAGAAAGCGTTCGATGATAAGGAGGTAAAGGATTTCAATAAAGAACTCGACAAAACCGGAGATAAGGTTGACGACATTGGGGATGCCGAAGAAAAGGTTGGCGGATTGTTTGGCGGATTGAGTGAAGGTTTAGATGATGTCAAGGACGGATTTGCAAATATAGGAAGTGAGATTGTTGGAAGTGGCGGTGGAGGAGGTATTGTTGGCGGATTGGGTCAGGTTTTATCAAGACTTGGTCCGGTTGGGATTGCCGTTGCAGGGATAGTTGCTTCTATTTTTGCTATTGGTGCGGCAGTTGTTAGTGTTGACCAAAAATTCGACACACTAAGAGGGACGATTAATCAACTCACAGGAGAAACAGGTGATGGACTTGATAGTATTGCTATAAGTTTGGCGGCGATCGAGGACACATTTGGTATTGAGACAACAGAATCTCTCCAAGCAGTTAATGTATTAATGAAAGAGTTTGGTATCTCGGCACAGGAGGCAACCGGGTTACTCGAAAAAGGATTGTTATCAAACGCTAATATTCAGGGCGACCTTATTGATAGTGTCAGAGAATATTCGACACAAGTTAGAGCCGCAGGAGGGGATGCTGATGATCTATTCACAATATTACAATCTTCAGGAACTGAGGGTGTTTTCTCAGATAAAGGTATCGATGCGGTGAAAGAGTTTGGACTCCGGATCCGTGAACAAGCTGATGCAACCACAGCCGCACTTGAAACTGCATTCGGGAAAGAGTTTGCCGATAGAATTTCACAAGGAATAAGCGACGGTTCGCTTACATCTATCGAGGCGTTGCAATTGGTATCAGCTGAACTTGGAACTTTGGACGAAAGCTCAAAGGAGGCTCAGGCAGTTATTGCGGATGTGTTTGGTGGTGCCGGTGAAGATGCCGGATTCAGGTTTTTAACTACTCTGAAGGATATCAACTCTGAACAAGGATTCACGATTGATGGAGCGAACGAATTAACCGAGGCTCAACAAAAGAATCTCGATGCGAATAAAAGATTGGCTGAGGTTCAGAATGAGTTATCAAAATCAATTGGGGATTCTTCTGCGGTTGGTCGTGTATGGACTGAGATTCAGATTGGATTCTTTGAGGTTATTGTAAATGTTGTTGAATTTGTCAATAAATTGATTGAGGGGTTTGAATTACTTGCCACGGATCCAATTGAAGGATTGAAAGTATTGGGTGCGGCAATATTTGACTTATTGATCGCTCCTTTGAACCTTGCTATAGATGCTTTGAACTTCATTCCTAGTCTATTCGGCTTTGATGATGTAATACCACAAATAGGTTCAATAAGTGATGCGACAAAAGAATGGAACAATCAGGAATTGATTCGTATCGATATTGGACAGAAGGCTATTGAGGTTATTCGTCAATATGATGCTGAAGCGAAAAGACGTATCGGTTTAATGCGTGATGAGTTTGATGTTCTTGAAAGCACAACAAAAAGTGAAGAAGAAAAACGTGCGGCAATTGAACGATTGAATGAAACTTATCCGGAACTTCTCGAAAACATTGATCTCGAAAACGCATCGAGCGAGGAATTGGTTACGATTAAGAACAATCTAACCCGTGCAATCCTGGAGGAGGATATAGCCAGAAAGAAAAAGATAGCCACTCAACAGCTTGATCTCGAGATTCAAAAAAGAGAACGACAATTACAAGCGGCAACAACGGATGCTGAGAGAAAGCGTATCGAGGACGAGATTCTATTTCTTCAGACCAAAGGAAAGGAACGATTGGATCAGGTTGAGAACGAGGTAAAACTTCAACTCGGACTTATTGAGCGAGGAGGGGATGAAATTGCAGATCAAGAAGAGGAGAACCAGAATAAAAGAACCTCAGCCGCTAAAGATGGTGCGGATGAAAGAAAGAAAATAGAAGATGATTTTCAGAAATCAGTAGAAGAACTACTCAAAAGAGGTCAGAACGCCTTTTTAAATGACCAGACTGTTTCTGAGCAGGAGAGATTATTGAGACAACGAGATTTTCAACTTGAAGAACTCAATCAGCTTTTCGATCATATAAAAGAACTCAACGAAACATTGAACGATGGTAAAGAGTTGGATATTGGTATTATCGAGGCTTTCAATGCTGAACAGGAGCGAATTGTTCTGGAGTTCAACGATAAGATACGTGAGATTGAGAGAGCCGAAAATGAGAAGCGTAGACAGGAGGCAATTGCCAACCGTCAGGCTTTATTGGACATAGATCAGGAAGCGTTTCAGATCAGATCAGACTTCCTTCAGGCTCAACTCGACGAGGAACTTGCTTTGATCGAGCAATCACAACGACGAGAAGGTGAAAGCGAAAGACAATTTGAGATCAGGAAACAACAAGATATCCTCGATGCTCAACAATTCTATGCCGATAGAAGAATTGAACTGATCCAACAAGAGCAACAATTGAAACTGGATGCGATTGATCAGGAGTTGTTGGCCATTGCCGATAAAGAGGGAATCGAGTACGAATTGAAGCGTCAAAATCTTGAAGATAAAAAGAAACTCATCGAGCAGGAAACGCAAACCCAACTTGAACAATTTAATCTTCAAAAACAAGGATTCCAACAGCAACTCGACGAACTTTCAGGAGCAGATACTCGAACACTTGGAGATTTCTTTGCCGGGATCCAGGATCAATTGCAGGAGGCTTTCAATCTTGATTCTGCACAACTAAAAGCAATAGGTGATGCAGTTTCTCAGGTTGGAAAACAGATATTTGACACTATTAAGAATTCTTTGTCTGAACAATTATCGGCTCAGGATGAACTCCTTGATAAGTTGGGAGAAAGGGTGGATGAAGCTGAAGCAAGTCTTGACAGAGAGATAGAACTGAACAAACAAGGATTCGCTTCTAATGTTGAACTGAAGCGACAGGAACTTGATGCGATTAAATTTCAGGAGCAAAAGGCCGCCGCAGAACGTGCGGAATTGGTAAAGAAACAACAAAGGCTTGAAACGATAGAACAGACAGCTTCCTTGATAACGGCATCTGCTAACATATTCAAATCTTTATCAGTATTACCTTTCGGAGTTGGTATTCCAATTGCCGCCGGACTTATAGGAACGATGTTCGCATTGTTTATTGCTCAGAAAAGAAAAGCCGCCGATATCACCAAATTAGCCGAGGGTGGTTCTGGTGATGATCGAGGAGTAATATCCGGACGTCGTCATAAAGATGGAGGTGAGCGTTTTCTTGATCATGTTGAGGTTGAAGGAGGTGAATCCTGGGGAGTACTCAGTAGAAATGCAACGAGAAAATTCCAAGGACAATTTCACGATTTTGTCAAATATGCGAATCAGGACAACATGGATGCGTTCAATAGAATTTATCTAAAGAAGGACGTCCCTAAAATGATCCTGAAAAAGAAACAAGTTGCTGAGACTATCCAAATGGAAATAAATACTTCTATTTTAGCAGACGAGATCGGAGGCGACCTGAAAAAATTGCACTCCATTGATGAAACGCTGAAAAAGACATACAAAAAGCCGGACATCCAGACTTACGAGAAAGGTGGCAAGATTTACAGAATTGAAACATATCCGAATGGATCCAAGAAAACAATAATCACGGAGTAATGTCCAAGTACAAATTTAAAATACAATACGGTCCGGACCAGATATTTGTCAATCCATTTGGCGATGTAACTCTCACATGGGAACAACAAGAAGGAACGAATTACTTCCGAAAGAAGCTCAGTTCCTTTACTCTGAACATTAAAGAGCAGTATCAATTTATAAAGGATGTTGAGGAGGATGGAGATTTGTGTACAGATTTTCGTGTTATCGTAACGTCAAGATGTGATACAGAGACAATAGTTGAATTCAACGGAACGTTCACGATCTCGGATTGTGAGTTTGATGATCATCTTTGCCAGGTCGAAATTGATCCACAACCGGATGATCCTTTTTCGTGTTTAAAAGCAAATGAGAGCAGAATTGTAAATCTGTTGGCAATAACTGATGAACAAACTGTGGATGCTGATGTACAGGATAATGTTTTCGTTTATAACGCTCCAGGCACCGAAACTGTTTTGAGAGTTCCGAACGGTGATCCTGCTCCGGATGTATCAGTACTCGCTCCTTATGTTGGTGATCCGGCTGAATTAGATTTGATAAAAATTCAGAAATTGGATCCGGATATTGGTTTGACTTATGATCATTATGTTGCGTGGGCTTATAGAAGATCAGTTCCTAAAGTTGGCTCAGGATGTCAACCAACATTATCAAGCGGATACGAGTTGATTGCTTCAAATGCCACTCATTGTTTTTATCAGAAATTACCTTCTTCAGTCGATTTTCTTGATATAGATAGGGCTAGTTGTGGCTCAGAGTTTCCAACTCCACCACCTCCGGGATGGAAACCTCCTTGGTCAGTTGATATTTGGAGTGGTGTTTGGCTCGATGAGGATCCGATTGATGGTATTTGTGTTTGGTATAGACCATTTCAGGGAACATACGACAGAGCGAGAAGATTGGATGATTGTTTGGATGCTTTTCTTTCTGATTGTGATATAACGGTGAAATCTGACTTCTTTCAGATCAATCCAGAGAATGTATCCGGAACGAATTATGTAACAGGAATGATATCAAGAACTGCAAACATACACTTCCTTCAGAAGTCAGATGCAATATATTTTGATTCTACCGAACCTGCAACAAACGGTAAAACGACATGGAAGGATTTCTGGGATGGGCTTTCAAAAATATTCAACCTCGGATACACAATCGAGGACAATACGATAGTAATTGAACACATTAGCTTTTTCGACAATATTGTGTCTGTTCTTGATCTTACGCAGGATCCATACGAAAAATATATTACAGGCCAGAAGAAATACGCATATAAAAAAGAAACGCTCCCGTTCATCGAGACAATTCAACAGTCGGATTGGATAAATGAGGACTTTGAACCAAGCCAGATCATATATGAGGGATCGAACGGAAAGAAACTCGGATGCGTTGGAGATAAGGAGGAAAATATTGCGTGGGGGATATTCACAACCGATTTGCAATACTATCAGGAGGTTCCGGAAGGAGTTGGTTTAGATGGATGGGTTGTTCTATGTTGTGCAGTTCCGACAATGGCTACTCCTATTCCTTATGTATTTAATGAGGTCGGGTTGAAGTCTGGGTTCAATCAGATCAATGGACATATAGCAGTAACAAATGCGGTAAATCATTATTACCTTCACGGGAGATATGCTGAGACAGGAAAGATAGATGGTGTGCAGACAGATTTTGAAACGAACATCAAAAAGAAAGAAGCGGATCCGATTGATGTTGTAATATGTTGTGAAGATCATGAATTTGATCCTAACGAATCGATAAAAACACACCTTGGAGTTGGTAGTGTTACTGAGGCAACAAAAAACCTCAAAACAGGAAGTTTTAACTTGAAAATTGAATACTAATGGATTTTGATAATCAATACGTAAGAAGATATCGGCAACACATTCCGTTTTACAAATCGGCGTTCCCTTTAGAAGATAGAAGAGTTTATTGGCACCATAGACGTGCATTGTGTGATCAGGAATGCGTGTTCGGAATTCCTGTTGTTCAAGGTCAATTCCTAATGTTTGTTATTGAGGATAATGATTCAACTGGGATCGATATGGTATTTCACGGTGGATCCCAGAATTCAAGGATTGAGTTTTGTTGTATTGATCAAACTGATATTTCTGATTGTGATGATCTAACTTGGGAAAATATTCCACAAGAAACCCTTTCAACACATAAGAATTGTGTAATAGATGGGGAGTTGTTTCAGTTTCACTATATCAGAATGAAACTTCCGGACGATGCTCCTTGTGGATTGAGATATTTCAAGTTTATCGCATACGAAGGAACATCTAATGAGCGAATATTTTACTCTGAGCCTGTTTATGTGTATGAGGATTCTAAAAGATTGTATAAACTTAACATTAACGATCCGTGTGGAGTTGGTGGTGTAAATTGGGTTGATGTTTGGCAGGGTTGGCCTCTCAATGATGGATATGAGGTTTATCTTCCTCCGCTTACTGAGGTTGCGTTTGTTGATGAGGTTACAGAAAGCACAACAGTTGATAATGGGGACGGTGATCAGAAGCAAGTATTCGCCTCTGTTTCGTGGAGATACCAATTCGATACTGAATTTATCCCGGAGCATTATGCTGAGATCATAAAAGAGATCACAAACACTCAGAACAATTCGATCACGTTTCCAGATAGACAGCAAGATCATTATGTAAAGATTGCGGATGCGGAAAGTGCAATATCAAGCGACGAGGACGGATGTTTCGTTCAGGTAAATATGCAATTTGAGATAAAGAGATATGTGGACAGGGTTTGTTGTAATGAAGCTCCTTGTCAATGTCCGCAGGATGATGCTATGACTGTCATATCTTATACCACGGACGAGTTGGATGCGGAATTGGTGTTTGGAAATACTTATATTGTTCCGGATGGAGCGGCCGGACCAAACAATCCTGCGTGGTCAGCACATCAAAATGAGATTGCCATATGGAACGGATCAGGTTGGGATTTCTCTACTTCCCCTGTCAGAACCATTGCATATGTTGAGGACGAGGAGAACTATTACATATCAATAGGCGGAGGCGGCACTTGGAGTGATAATTTAATGATAATCACAAATGCAACTTACAATGGAGCCGGGACTTGTACCTGGACTGTTGAAGGTGTTATCCCGAACTTAACGTGGGGTAAATTACAATGGAGTGTAAGTGGTTCAGGAGTTTGGAATGATGCGGACGGTGTTTATGAAGATGCAGATGCTTGGGCTTCTGGAGTTGAGGTTTATTTACCTGCGATAAACAATTACGATCTTCGAATTGTTCCTCTTGATATTGGTTGCGACCTTGTAAACAGTGAGGAATACGGCATATCTCAGACTGAGTCCTGTATTTAGTGTCAAATTGCTATTTTTAAATCGATAGTGCGTTCATATCTTTGGTTCTGAAATCAAAAATTACAGAGATGTTGAACTTATTTTTAAATGCACTTGAAATGATTCAAAGAAGTCCGGTACCAACGTGTCCGACTGATTGTGATTCTGTTCTACCAGATGTGGAATTTGACGAGTGTAATCCAGAAACCAATGATGGACAGATTTACAAATTGTATATTACAAATCTTGGAAATCCGTTTGTTGATGTTACTAACCTTGCTGAGTGGAATTCTCGTTTGGCTCAAACAGGAGGTGCGGCTGATTCTATCAGAACACTTCATGTAATAGGGTCAAAACCTGTTCCAACTTCAGAGGAGAAAGAAATCTCTTTAGGTCGTAAGATCAATTCAAAGAAAACTCACATCGTTAATTTCTCAATTGACGAGACAAACCAAACTAACCACGATATGTTGAGACAAATGGAGTGTGGTGCCAACTTTTTGTTCTGGTATGAAACTTCAGGAGGATTACTATTCGGTGGTAATGATGGTATTGAGGGGTCTTTCATACTTGACATGGAAATCCCTGAATCAGAGACTGAGTTTTTGGTATATACTGGAAAGGCTGAATGGAAAGCCAAGTTTACTGAAGAAAGAACGCTGTCTCCATTGGCCTAATTTACTAACCTTAAAAATTTAGGTCATGGCAGAATTAGATTGCGGAAATAATAACCTTAGCCCAGAATTATACCTTAGAGGTACATTAGGTTTGGATGGAAACGGGAATTGTGCATTTCGCATAGTTCCGGTTCTCGATGCAAACTTACCTCTTCAAAGTTGTTCACTTAACAATCTATCAGCATTGGAATTATTGAAGATGTTGATTGAAGTTGATGGAAATGGCAACCTTGGGATCCGTGTGATCGAGGGAGTTGATTCAGGCAACCAATGTATTGACTGTGGTAATACTTATAATTCATTCGAGGAATTGATCGCGAATGCAGTTATTGGTTTAGCTACGGACGGAAGACCAGCGTTAAGGTTGATATCTTAACTCTTTTGATGTCGATATGAAAAGGAGGTTTCGGCCTCCTTTTTACTAAAACTAATAAGATGGCAGAAGGCGATAAATATTTTACTTGCGACAGACCAGTACCAGGAGATTGGAGTGATTTCTTTGCTGAATTAATTATTGAGGATGCATTGGGGAACCCTTGCCTTAAAACCTGCGGTGACGGTGGAGGTGGAGGCGGAGGTGTTCAGGGCATTCCTTCTTTAACCGATGCAAAGAATACATCTGGAACTTTATCTAACTACAAATCGGTTACATTTGCTTTTACAGATCAGGTTGAGATCGATGGAGTAATGGTACAACCAGATTTTAGTCCTATTACATTTTCAGACGATAACGGCCTTGCTGATATCAATTTTGATGCTACTCAGGCGACAACCGGAGTGGTAGGAGGTTCTGAATTAATCATTGCTTTAATCGAATAATATGTCAAGGACTAATACAAATATAGGTTTACCACTTCATTTGAATACTCCAAAGACGCACCATGTCATGGTTGGAGCAAAGGCTAATCGTGCAAAACCATATTCTTTGAAATATCCATACGCAAGTATTCAGGATTGTTTTGATCTTGCTTATGTTGATGGTGATATTATTTTTATTCATTCTGGATCATATAATGAGGAAGACATTCTTTTCACAGTAAAAGGAGGAGCGGTTTCTCATGTTGATCTTGTTTTTGAAGAAGGAGCAATAATTACTGCATCAACAGTTAATACCGAAATGTTCAATTCAACAGGGGTGACATATAGTGTTTATGGTAGAGGAGAATTTATTCACGACAATGCAGGAAATGGAAATGTAACAACAGTATTTCAAACCGGGACAGCTTGTTACATATATGGAGCAAAACGAATCTATTCAGAAACAGGAGTGCCTTTAGGTGTTAGAACATCTCGTGTTGAAAATGTGGATATTGTAGAGAGTGGAAATAATTATGCGATGTGGATGACAGTTGCATCAAACCCACTTAGAAACGGCAGAGACAAAGGTGTGTTCAGAAATACATACTTCAAGGGGTTTTATGCTGTTTCAGTTCAAAATCCTGTATCAGAATCTGTATTATTTGAAAATTGCCATTTTGAATCTTTTTCAAATTATATAATCACTAATTTACTTGCCGACTCCAGAGCCACATTCAATAATTGTACATTCAAAGGAACTTCGGCGACTGCGAGAGGCTTATTGATTGGAGGTTATTTGACTTTTAACAATTGTAAAATTGAATCTGCTGGTGCCGGCTTAGAAACTATTTTGATAAGTCCTTCACCCGTTACGGACAGAAACAATCCGAGAATAATTTTCAACAATTGCGATATTAAGAACATAGGCACTGGACCTTGTGTCAGATCAACATACCCTGCAATATTTAATGGATTGAATAAAATCCAAGCAGTTAATAATGTTGTTTACGGTCCTGTCAGAGGATTGGAAGAAGCTGAAAATATTATCAACGGTACAGTTGTTGTCAACACATTGCCGTTATCCGATAGTGTTCAAACATGGCGTTTCTTTGATTATGAGGATCCGCCAACAGTAGGAGAAACATATACAATCAATTCTCCAGAGGGAGGTTCAATAAGCTATATTGTTCAGGTGGCAGATACCGTTGATGATGTAATTGATGGGTTAATAGCCGCATGGCAAGCAGAAGCAATTGCTGATCCGGATGGACAATTTGCGAAATACAACGACCTGACTCCTTTTTATGTTTCTGGTAATTTTCAAGCGGCGGCATTGGATCCATTAGATAATTTCGATGGAGAGAATGGATTTACCGTTTCAACAAGCGGAACAGATACGTTTGATGTTACATACATTGGAACTGAAGGATTCGGTTGGAAAGGATTTGGTAAATTTGTTGTGAATGATGATTTGTTAATTCCAAATATTGACTAATGGCAACTACTTTAAGACAAAATATCGAGGCTATTATTGCACCAAAATCGAATCCAAATGGTGATGGCGCAAGAAGTAAGAATCAATTACTTGCTCAATATCATGTGAACAATTTTGAACTTTCATTGATCAGAACTGAACTCATAAATGATGGAGGTACTTTTGTTGAAGAATTTTTCAATAAAGAAACTGAATCATGGTTGGTTTGGAATTCAAAAGCACAACAATTCATTGAAAAAACGACGGGAGAGCCTTTCTTTATATCATTGTTCGTTGATGATTTCTCTGATCTTGTTCAAAGCGCACTCGATTGGACATTTGCTAATGGTACAGGAGTAAATGATTGGGTTTTTGGTTCTGCAAACCCGGCTCCGGCTGGAGTGAACTCAATGTACATATCTAATGATGTAGGAGTAACAAATGCATATTCAGGAGGAGTGCCTAATGTAGGAGTATCTCATGCTTCTGTTGATGTTGTTATACCTGCCGGACAATCGGTGAGGGTAAAGGTTCAAATGCTTTGTAATGGAGAGCCTTTATTTGATGATTTGAGGGTGTTCGCTTATAACGTAGCAACTGTCCCTGTGGCAGATGTGTTGCAAAACATTGCAAGTCAAAAACTACAATTGTCCGGATCAGGAGCGTTCATCGAGTATGAGTTTGATCTACCGAGCAGTTTCACAGGAACTACAATGACCCTTTCTTTTCAATGGCAAAATGATGCATCAGTTCAGAATGATCCTCCTGCGAATGTTGCAAAAGTTGAAGTATTATACAAGTAAAAAATGGAATTATTACAAGATAAAATAACATTTGAATTTGGTATCTATAAGGATGGTACTGATGTTGCTAATCCTGGTAAATTCACTAATCATAGCGATAGTATTGGTTATTGGATTGAGAAGGGTTTTGCTTTGAGTGATGCAAAAGTTGTAAAGGCTGAGATCAGGAGAATCGTTGATCTTCAAGAAGGAGAAAACATCGACTCTAAGTTTAATGCATTGCCTACAGACGAAATTAAATTCATGGCTGGAACAGAGATTCTCTTTGATCTGAAAAAAGCAACACTTGTACCATCGATAATGACTGATCAGGAATATGATTCAGCTAGACTATATCGTCAGTCAAATTCATTTATTGCTAGACAATCGAGATGGAATGAAATGATGAAAGGATTGTCGGATCCTCTCGCACTTGCAAATACTGGTAAAATTGCATTCCTTACAGAAGAGTTAAAAAAATATCAAGAGGACTATTTGTATGCTGACAACAAAATATTTGAAGCATTTATTACCAAAACTGATCATGTATTGAGTACTATAACCGGATATCCTCGTACAGTAAATTTTGCAACAATATCTACTAATTCGCTCGAAGGACTTGCTTTGTGGGACGACGTTAATCTTGGTGGTCCGGATGCGGCGTATAAAACGTTGGTGGTTGACATCATAAAGAATACTATTATTAATACCACTCAATACGAATCATAATGGATACACTACTTGAAAGCAAACCTATACAATTCACCGGAAAGACGGCGTTTGCCATTGGACTTATCGGTGGTGCATTAAACCTCATAACTCGAATGGAATTTTTACAAACAGGCATCGTCATTGTATCCGGTATTCTCGGAATTATTTTTGTGGTATATAAAATTGCAATGATCCGGTTGCAGTACTTTGAGAAAATTCAAGAAATGAAGAAGGCCGGAAAGAAAATACCAAAATTCTTCTCATGGAAATCTCAAAAGAACAATTCCAAAAAATAATCAGGAGTCGTACATTCTGGGGACACGTAATTCGATTTTTTTCTACAATTGGAGTGGCACTTGGTATTGTTTGGGGATATGCTGAAGTTTATCTCGATAATAAAATCGACAATCGCATAGAACTTTATGAGAAAGAAGAAGAAGAGAGGAACAAACCATTTCGGGAGATTCTCGCTGAACAGATGGATATTCCTATCCAAATGGTACCATATGAAATAGTATGGAAGCTTGAAAAATTGGATAGTCTTTTGGTGGATGTAGATGAATTCTCAGAAACAATCCTGCCACACATTGAAAAGGAAATGAAATGTATCCGTCCAAGGCTTGAAATCGATCCAGAAACCGGAGAGGAATGGTGGTATGGAAAGGACGGCAGAAAGTATCAGGTAATTTATAATGATAATACCGGGAAAATATGGTATCACGGACAATGGATTGAGATATGGAGATAAAAGAGAGATTATTCAAAAAGCTGATCAAATCAGACACGAAAGAAAGCACGAAGCGATATCTGGCTATTTACGCCACGATAGTCCTTTTCATTTGTTGTGGTTGGATTGCGTATTTTCATGGTGAAAAACATGGCATGAATGTAATCTGGGCATTGATCTCATTCATTCTTATTCTCCTGGGACTTGCTTCAGTAGAAACAGTTGCAACAATAATCACTTCTATTTTTAATAGAAATAAAATTGAAGAAAATGGATCCGACGAAGCTACAAACGGGTGATGTTCTGCATTGCAGTAGAAACACTATCCTCAGCAGATTGATAAGATGGTTCACTGTGTCAAAGTGGAATCATACAGCTGTATTCATTGAAATATGGGGACAACCATATATCATCGATGCTCAGAAAAACGGAGTAACTCCAAAGGCATACGACAAATGGATGGAAGAATACGGATACTTCTGGATGGCTCACAGGAATCCTTCTCTGACAGATCACGAAGCGTTCTCGATAAAAGCCATGTCTGTTTCCGGTATTACCGGATACGACTTTACGTCTTTGCTCATTAAACAGCCCTGGAAAATAATCACTGGATCCTGGAAGAAAAAAGATGATGAGAGCGAGAGGATGTATTGTTCAGAATATGCAATGTGGACGCATGGAATTGAGAAAGCCTATCGAATGTCCCCGGAGGACGCATTTCAATATTGCCACGATCACAATTGGGAGTTTGTGAAATAGTTGTATATTTACTGAAAATTCATCGACATGACCACTTATGAATTATTGAAACAGGCCGTTGAGAGCAAAGGATACAAGTTCTTTGAGGGCGAAATGAATATCAACCTTATTGGTGTTAGATCATCAAACGTTGTAACGAACGAATTTGACGACACACTTCTTGTTGCGTTCGAGTTGAATGGACAAAAGATCGTCCTCACCTTCAAAGATTTCACGACGGATCCAGGCTTTTACTATCTCAAACAGAAATTCCTCAATCCGAAAGGTTGTGCAATTTTGAAGCCTGGTCAATATCCTGGAATGTGGACAATCGGAAAGCACCGAGGCAAATATCCTGCTTTGGTTCAGGTTGGTAAGTGTACGGTTTATAGAGATCGTGACGGGGATAATCAGATCGATACGGATACAGAGCAATCTGGATTGTTTGGTATCAATATGCACCATGGATATGATGCTGAAGATATCAACAAATATTCTGCCGGATGTCAGGTTCATTCTCATGACGAGCAGTTGAACGTTATTATTGCGTTGTGCGAAATGTCAGCTGTAAAATGGGGAGATGCTTTCACATACACTCTTCTCGAAAAAGCTGATATCGAAATATGAGAAAAGTCATATTTATATTTTTGGCTTTTTTAGCCGTTTCCTGCGCTCCTCAAAAAAAACTGGCTCGGTTGATAAAGAAACACCCTGAACTGGTCAGAGATTCAAGTTATGTCGATCTGGACACGTTTATTGTGAATATCCCGTCGGTTCATTCTGATAGTGTTGTTTATATCAATACAATTCGCCACGATACCTTTGTAATGGAAAAAGAACGACTCCGGATCCGGACGTTCATTTATAAGGACTCATTGTTCATTGAGGGGGAGTGCGACGAGATACACGACACGATCATTCAAAAAGAGACTATCACCTTCCCGGTTGTTGTGAACGAAACCACGACCGATTGGAAAACTTCTGCTCTTATCGGCCTTGCCTGTATCATAGCAGGACTTCTTTTGGCTCGTTATCTTCCTGACAGAAATACGGACGACGAAAAATAATTCTATTTTCTTTCGATAATATTTGGTTGTTTTAGATTTAAGGCTTATGTTAGCAGAAATTTAAAACACATCAAGAAAATGGAAAAATCAGATTTTAAAGGAACAAAAGGAGAATGGTGGGTATCGAATTCAAATGAAATTTTATCAATGCCATCTCAATGCAAGATTTCAAACAATATTTCAGGATGGAGTCCTGAAGAAGCTGAATCCAACGCAAAACTAATAGCAGCAGCACCTGATTTATTAGAGGCTTTACAAAGTACAAGAAGATTAAACCTTCACCAATACAAAGAGGGTTCAATTGGATATGATGTTTACCAAAAAATAGAAAAAGCAATCAAAAAAGCACTAGATTAACACATCAAGAAAATGAAACAAGTATCCGATAGTGAATTTTACCGAGAACTTTATGATCAGGAAAAAGACATCGATATTAATTGTGTACAAACAAATCCTGATATAATCAGTGAATTTAAATTCAAATCTAATCGAGAATTATTTGGAAAATCCATATCTAAAGGATACGGAGAAAGAAAATATTTTATTAACACATCAAGAAAATGAGTTTCAAAATTCAAGACTTAATCACAAGGCATGAGGACGGCACGATGTCCGGACCAATGTCGCCAGTAGAGTTCGCAAAAATAATGTGCGAGGAATGGGAGATGTCTCTGACAGGATTATTCAGGGTTTATTTCGATGATAACGAGATCAACCAATGGTATGAGAGTAAAAAGTCTGGAGGCTTTCAGTCTTTGACAGGATTGGACACGCTTGTCATTTGCGACACAACTGCAATGGCTATGTTTATTGACACAGGAACATCCGGGATTCCGGTTGCGATTACATTCTTTGACGAGGACGATGTCGTTATGACTCCCATTTATGAGAAATATCACTTCGAGAAGAAACTTTCGAAGGACGAGATATCAGAGATTTTTAATTCAATACAACAACAACATGAGCAAAACAACAACGGATCCGACATTCAGCCAGAAGTTGAAAATGATGGATCAGAAAACGGAGGTTAGTTTTTACAACTTTCCTATTGATGAAATTCCAGAAAAAAAGGATAAATTAGACGACGATCCTGCTTGGTTTGAAGAGATCGATGGAAAACGTTGTCTGATTATCAGATCAACGCTATGAGACGAAATATTAATATCAGATACAGAGAACGAATGAAAAAGGAAATTAATTCCGGGAATTTATCAGACTTAGATTCTCACAAGATCAGAAACAATAGCCTTGGCCAGAAAACTGCAAAGGCTTTGAAAAATAAGAAAATTAAATCTCCACCGATAAAAGCGAGAATCCACGTAAAAGGTAAAACATGGATGGTGCCTAATCGAGAGTTGAAAACGGAAGATGAGATTCAGTCCTGGAGGCAAGAAATGATTGAAAAATATAATCTTTAATATATGTTAGAAATCAAATTATCAACTCACTCCGTCGAGTGGTACAAGGAAAAGACTTCACAGATCGCAGAAAAAAGAGACCAGGCAATCACAGCCGCATTTTTAGCCGATCAAGTTGTCAGCAAATCCCAGAAAGAAAGAAACGTCAGATTATGCGAACAGAGATCGAATCCTACAATCACCAGATTGTTTCTGAGTATTAGAGTTCCACACTACGGAATGACAATTGCTGAGGCTTGTTATAGATTATCTTATTTTAGACATGAACTGCGAAAAGTTAGTTTTTAATTTTGAATAATTAGATATTAGTTTTATATTAGCCAAAAATTTACAACAATGAACACATCAAGAAATTTAACATTAAAAATGATCGGGGACATAGTTGCCTCCAGGATCAGCGTCGAGTTCTCCAGAGAGGACTATCGAAACAATTCCGGACCAATCGAATTGGAGATATGGGACGGAAAATCTACAGTACTTTTAAAGATCGATCCAGAAAGGTTCGACAAATTGAATCCAGAAATAATCGGAGGCAATGTCAATGTTGATGGTGAGGACTTTAAAATTGTAAAAAAAGATGCCAAAAAGATTTCTCTCCCGAACGACGTTTTAATGGAACTGAATGAATTTTATAACAAGAACGTTGAGGTATTCGGAGGATTGAGTAATACTCCGGATAGTGTCAATGGACTATCAATTTTAGCTTTATGTTAGAGACACAAAAGGTAACCTTAGAAAAATTTTTAAAGATCACAATGGCCAACAACGATACAAAGTTGAAGGATATTGCTGAAATCAGGGGTAAATCAGCCGGCTCCTTATCGGTAACGATGAAACAAAAGTCAATGAATCTCGATACACTTGCCTCAATTCTGAAGGCAATGGATGAAGATGTTGTTTTGACATTGAAGAACGGTCAGAGTTATTTAATTATATTTGACGAGGATGGGAGCAACTAAGAAGCTTTTCATGGAAATACGTCAAGCGCAAATACATCAAGAAAATGAGCGACAAAAAGACAAACATCTTCTCCAAACTTTTGGAGGTAAAAAGGAAAGTCCCAAGCATAAGCAAAAACGCTGAAGGATTTAATTTCAAGTATGCAAACCCATCTCAGGTTCTAGGAACGCTGAATCCTTTGCTAAATGAGGCAGGAATACTTCTGAAAACAGAGGTTATCAATGTAGAAAAAGAGAGAGTATTTACAAAGAAGAAGTCTATTAAATATTATCTAAATGGTTCTCAGGTAGAAGAGGTTATCGATGTTTATGAAACATTATTCCATTTGGATTTTCGTTTTACATGGATTGATATTGATACAGGAGAAAAGGATGAGAATCTATTCTCCGCCTCTGGAATGAACTCCGATGATAAAGGACTTGGATCAGCGTTGACATATGGTGAGAGATATTTCATGTTGAAATATTTCAACATACCAACAGACGAGGACGATCCAGACCATCTTTCTAATGCACAAAATGGAGTGAAAAAGGAGTCTGATCCGGTACAGGCGAAAGAATGGTTGACGAAAGATCAGTTCGAAAAAGCAATGAAATCCGACATTAAAGGCATTGCCGCAACTATCACCAAATATACCTCAGCCACTCATGGCATGAAGAAGGAGTATCGTGAAAAACTTACTGCTCAACTAGCAGAACTTAAAAATAAATAGATGAACAAAGTAACATTTGAGGACATCCTTCAGAGGAGGATTAGTTCGACCGCACTCAAAGCGGCCAAAGAAAGCACACGATCTCTTGTGCATTATTATGAAAAACCAAAGGAGAAAAAGGACTACTTCGATTTTGGAAACGCTATGGAATTATATCTCATTGATCAAGACGCCTTTGAAGAAAAGGTTGCCATATTCGACGACCGGGAGTTTCTTGCAGACTTAATGGTTGAGAAACCAGAATTGAAAGCACCGACAAGTACTTCAGCATATCGAAATTTCAAGGCTGAGTTTATGGAGGCAAATGAAAGCAAGTACATCATTAACTATGAAGGACAGGATAGTTTTCAAACAATCAAGATGCTCCACAAACTTGCATCTGCGCATCCTTGGTTTACTGAATTAACCGGAGAATATCAAACTCCTTTCGAATGGACTTGTCCTAGAACTGGATTGAAAAGATATGCCAGAACTGATTTGTATTGCAATAAGCGTAATATCATCATCGATATTAAGACGGACGCTCAGGGAGATTTTCTAAGGGCGGCAAACAACGCAGATCACTTTCTCCAGGCGTTCGACCAGATCACTGGAGCAATTGAATCCGGAAAGATGAAAGAAGTCGTCGGATACTATTGGTTTGTTTTGACAAAGAAAGAACCATATTTCGTTGACGTGTATTTCATGGATCCGACCAAAATGTTAAAAGTCGAGGAAAGTTATTGGTCAACATTGATGAGGTTGAAAGATGATCTAACATCCGGACGAAATATTGTCTGGCATCAACTTGACGTTCAAAAGATTAATGTACCTAATTATTACAAGTAATGGAAACAAAAAAAGAACTATCAGTGGTTGACCAACTTGAAACGGTCAAGAATGTGATCTCAGAAGCCAACGGGATCATTAAATTAGAAAGCATCGAGGCGACTTCAGTTTTTCTGACTGATCTCAGAGAAAAATACAAAGACTTCAAGGTTTCAGAGGACAATTACGAGGAAGCGAAAAAGGTCCGGATGGAACTTCGGCAACCTCGATATGATCTTCAGAATATCGAAAAGAATAATATCCGGGTGATCGAGGAGGAGAAAAAAGCAATGAAGTCTGCATATGCGGAACTAATTGATATCAACAAGGATGTAGAAGCTCGTATCGATTCAGAAATTAAAGCAGTCGAGGAAGAGAAAAAAAGACGGGCTGAAGAGAAGAGACTTGCCGAACAGAAACGGATCAACGAAATAAAGGACAACATCCAGGAGTGGACGACAACACTTGCTACGGTTTACGAAAATTGTGTGTCGCTCAGATCAGAAAAGAACCTGGTGGATAAGATCGAGGAGTTGAAGCAGGAGAATTTCGCTGAGTATCAATTCAAGGTGGATGACCTTATCGAAAAATATCAGGAGAAGTTGCCCGGTCTAAAGGAGCGCATTCAAAAGATCATCGACAAGGAGGCTGAGAATAAAAGACTAGCAGAGGAAAATGAACGGTTGAGAGTTGAGAAGATAAAAGATGATATCGAAAATTACACGGCATTAATGACAACACTCAGCGCACTTGGAGGAGATATTTCAAACCTGGAACGAACAACCGAGAATCCACCAACCAAGGAAGATTTCTATAACATTAACAGATTGATCGTAGATGCAACGAAACCGGCTCCGGATCCTGAGAAAGAAAAAACCGAGAAAAAGGTTGAGGAGGTTCTCGATGAACCGAAAAAAGCTGTTGAAGAGATCAAGCCAGAAAAATCAGATCAAGAGAATAAACTGGACGATTATAAGAAAAAGCGCGATGAGATCATTGCTGAGGAAGAAAAGGCAAAAATTCCGGAACAGCTTTTAGATGGGGATATTGAGATCATGGATTTGCGTGTTATCTGTTCTGATTACATTGATTTTCTGAACAATGATGATGAATACAGTGAGGACAACGATTACAGCCATTACATCTTTGAAAAAGCAATGGAAACATTGTACGGAAAAGAAGTGTGGGTTTGGATAAATAACCGAAGAAAATAATAACTTTGAATTTCTTGATGTGAGGGGGAGGAGTGTTGGGTCTTTTTAACCTCCTTTCCCGTTCACATCTTTGCTAACCTCATCTTTTCTATTTAAGTTAGCAGGAATTCACAACAACAACAATATGAGCCAGGAATTACCCTATTTCAAATTTGCTCCATCCGAGTGGCTTCTCAACCGGATTTCATTTCAAAATTACAGAGTAAAAGGAATTTTTATTGATGCTTGTTCTTACTATTGGCACCGAAACTGCTCCGTAACTTCAGCAGAACTTGGTCGGAAGTTAGGCAAAACTCAACTAAAAGTCCTCCTAGATGGAAATTTTTTGGTGGAAAAAAATGGAGAGATTTTTATTGATTTTTTAGACGATCAATTTGCGGAACTCCTTGAATTAAAAGAGAAAAGAATTAAATCAGGCAGGAAAGGAGGTCAAGCAAAACCGAAGCAAAGCTTAAGCAATGCTTCCAGTTTGCCGAAGCATTTAGAAGAAGAAGAAGATAAAGAAGAAGAACAAGATATTACTGTTCCTCAGTCGAAAACTGAGGGGACAAAAAAACGACCAGATTTCATCGACCAGATTATCGAGGTTTTCATAGATGAATACAAAAAGGTACACTCCGATACTTACGAGATAGTAAATTTCGGAAAAGAGCGGGCCGCCGCCGGAAAAATTTCGAGACTCCACAAAAAAAGCTTTCCAGATCACGACACGGATCAAGCCTTGGAAAAGATCAGAGAGTTTTTCGAGATTTGTCTTAACGTCGAGGACGAGTGGTTGTGGCAAAATATGTCTCCCACTCTCATAATATCAAAATACAACGAAATCAGAAACGCAATCAAACATGGCAAAATTAGGAAAAATAGCGTCGGAAATAATCAAAAAGGAATCTCGGACGAGCGACTTGCAAAAATCATCGTCGACACCTTCGTTGGTTAAGAAAGATGGCCACTATGACATATCGGTCTATTCTGATGATCTCACAGAAGAAGGAATAGTTTCCAACACGCTCAGGTTAAAAAGTGCGTTCCCGGCTTTGAATGAAGGGTTTTACTCTGTTTTCTTATCCAGGATCAAGGAGAGAGGGTTTGGAGATTCTCAACTGAAGGATGCAATAGATCATGTGATCGACAATTGCACGTATCCAACTCCGACGATTGCACAATTTCTGAGCTTCGATAAGCGGATCAAGTTTTATGATTACAAGCAATTCATGGACTTGAATGATGAAATGCACGGATCCGGTCGTCAATTTTATGAACTCGTCAAACTTGAATGGATGGACAAACCAATGTACTGCCACAAGAACGACGTCAAATTGTATAATTTACCAATATTTAAATATCAAGAAAAATGAAACCAATTTTATTCAGTACGCCTATGGTCCAGGCGATTTTAGATGGATCAAAAACTCAAACGAGGAGAATAGTTAAGCCTATTCCGGTAAAGGATTGTGATCAGGTAGTTTATGATCCTGCCATTGGATTCCGATTTAAATATGACTCCAACAGAAAATGTCCATATGGAGAGGTTGGGGATATTCTTTGGGTTCGTGAAACTATTAAAATTGGAGCGTGGAGAATTGATGAAGGAAAAATAGCGTGGGATTATAAAGCATCCCCAGAGATTAAAAATACTGAGTGGACATATCCGTACGCTCCAGAGAGATTTGATAAAGAAATTGAAAAAGCAACGAATTATTTAATCAAAACGGAATACCCGATGGATGATGATGGGTATTATAATTGGAAACCAGGCGAATCTCCACTTCCTTGGAAACCATCTATTTTTATGCCGAAAGAAGCGTGTCGAATTTTTCTAAGAATCAAAGACGTTGAAGTTCAGCGATTGAAGAATATCACAATATTAGATTCACAAGCTGAAGGTGTTAGTGCAACTGAAACTTGTACAGCCAAAGAGAGTTTCATAAAATTATGGATATCAATAAACGGATCCGATTCATGGAACAAAAATCCTTGGGTATGGGTTATTGAGTTTGAGAAATGTGATAAACCTGAAAATTGGCCAGTATGACAGCAACACAGACATCAATAAATTTTGATCAAGATAAACCAAAGGCAGTTCAAAAGTTTGAACAGTTTCACATGAAACATCCAAGGGTTTACCGAGCGTTCAAAAAGAAAGCACTCGATTTGATTGGAAAGAAACCAACCAGAGTAATATCCGGGAGGATGATCTTTGAATCCGTTCGATACGATATTTTCATCCAGAACGACGACGAGGAATTGTATAAATTGAACAACAACTACTGTCCGGCCTATATCCGGATGTTCGTGAAAGAATATCCTGCTTATGATGGTTTGATACCAACCAAGGAGAGTGTGTACGATAATTGGATTTAACCCCTCCCCACAGGAGTAAATAAATAGAGATTATGAAAACAAAATATTTTATAGTTACTGAAAATGGAAGAACTCAATATATCAAATTAGAATCTGAGTGGAGCTTTTCTAAAGAAGAAGGGATTGCAACCATAAAGGAAAGCAGACCGAATGCAGAAGTTGAATATATTGCTAAAGCAAAAGCCGAAAAAATGCTTCAACTACATAAAAGTTAGTATGCTAATTATCTACAGTTAATTAACCCCAACAAATTAAAAACTAACGAAAATGGCACTTTATAATTTCGACAACGAATCAGACCGGGAAAAAGGCATTTCCTATTTCAAACGCCTCCTCGATCTCAGGTGCATAGTTGATCTAACGAAAAAGAAGCCTGTACGATCTGACAACCAAAACGCATATATGCACCTAATCATTGGTTGGTTTGCAATAGAAACCGGATACTCCCCTGAGTATGTGAAGCGAGAGTTTTTCAAAATTCATTGCAATTCTGAACTGTTCATTTACGAAAAAGTAGGTAAATTGGGGACGGTAAAGGATTTGAGGAGTTCCGCTGATCTGGACACGGCAGAAATGACAACTGCGATAAAGAGGTTCAGAAATTGGTCTGCCTCTGAAGAGGTTGGGATTTATTTGCCTGAGCCACATGAACAACAAATGCTCGAACAGATAAGAGTTGAACTATCAAGAATTGATCACGTATGAAAATAGTAGAACGAGACTTCGGAACGCATAAAATAAGATTCATTCACGCTGACAACATGGAATGGATGAAAAACCACGTCTGCTCCACATACGATTTAGCTATTGTTGACCCTCCTTATGGAATTGGTGCCGGTAAAAACGGATTCAGTACTGTTGGAAATAATGCGGATGGACTTGCCACACGAAAAGACTATGGTGCAAAGGATTGGGATAATGCAATACCTGGTCCGGAATATTTTGAACTCCTCATGAAATCATCAAAGAATCAGATCATTTGGGGAGGCAATTATTTCATCGATCATCTTTACAACACGTCCTGTATGATCGTTTGGGATAAAGACAATGGAGAATGGTCAAACGCTGATTGTGAACTTGCATGGACATCATTCAAGACTGCCGTTCGAAAGTTCAAATGGTTGTGGAATGGAATGCTTCAGCAAAACATGAAGAAAAAGCAAGAACGAATTCATCCAACAGAAAAACCTATTGAATTATACGAATGGCTTTTAATGAAATACGCTAAACCAGGACAAACGATCTTAGATACTCACGGCGGATCCGGATCGATTGCAATAGCCTGTCACCGGATGAAATTTGATCTTGATATCGTAGAATTGGATGAGGAATATTTTGAGAACATGATCAAGCGATTTGACGAACAACCAGAAAGCCGCCGAATTGAAAAGGATGGTAAAGTTTCTACAGAAGTACAAACCAACATATTTGACCAAGGAGCATGAAACACGCACCATTATTTGCCGGAATTAATGGATTCGGTTTAGCGGCTGAAGAAATGGAGTGGGATCAACAATTTCATTGTGAGATAGATGAATTTTGCCAAAAAATAATACAATATTATTGGCCACAATCAAAACCATATTATGACATTAGACAAACAGATTTCACTATTTGGAGAGGACTCATCGATGTCCTCTCAGGAGGATTCCCTTGCCAACCATACAGTCAGGCAGGAAAAAGACTTGGAAAAGAGGATGACAGACACCTCTGGCCGGAAATGCTTAGAGCAGTTCGAGAAATTCAACCGCCATGGGTTGTGGGCGAAAACGTTCGCGGCCTTACTAATTGGAATGGAGGGTTGGTATTCGACGAAGTGCAGGCTGATTTGGAAGCTGAAGGCTACGAAGTCACACCGTTTTTACTTCCAGCTTGCGCCGTCAACGCTCCCCACAGACGGGATAGAATCTGGTTTGTGGCCTACAATAACAGCAGTTCAAAGAGGAAATCCGGAAAAAATGAGAAAGCTGAAGGAAAAGGGACTTCCTCTTCAGAGCAGGGAACTAGGGGACGGATCGAGACAGTTCTCAATTCTGGATTATGCGGAATATCACGGTCTACTTCCGACGCCACAAGCGGCAGACGGATTCAAGACTACGAGCAATTCTGGTCAGAAAAACTTAAATGTTTTAGCTCCGGTTGGGAGTGGTTCCCAACTCAATCCCCAATTTGTAGCGGAAATGATGGGATTTCCTCCAAACTGGACGGAATTACCTTTCCTAAATGGAGAGCAGAATCAATCAAAGCCTACGGAAACGCAATAGTTCCACAGGTAGCACTTCAAATATTTAAAGCAATTCAAGAATATGAAAATTTACGTTAGTGGAAAAATAACCGGGCTTGATCTCGAAGTAGCACATCAAAATTTCGATGTCGGTGTCCAGTATTTAAAAGCACAGGGATTTGAACCTATCAATCCGATGGACTTAGTGCCTTATCATCCGGACCTAACCTGGAAGGATTACATGAGAGCCGATATAAAAGCCCTATGCGATTGCGACGGGATACTTATGATCTCAGGTTGGAGAAAATCGAAAGGAGCGAAACTTGAACGACACATTGCGAAATCGCTTGGACTTAATATCATGTATCTACACACAAACGCAATAAAAGTTTAAAATAATAGGATTAAGTTTTGTTAAGTTAGAATTAAAGTTTAAATTAGCTGAAAACAACAACAAATGGGAACAGTAAAAATAGTAAGATTCCGAAGTGATAAAGGTAAAGTGTCTGAACTTCGGTTTGTAGGTGAAAATCCGACCAAGGTTAACACGTCGATCTGGATTGATATTGAATCTGGAGAACCTCTGAACATACCAAACGACCGTATGGATGACAAATATGAGTTTTATCACACTCTGAAGGATGCTCAGTCTCATGCGGCTAAATGGCACGAAACACAAGCGAAAATTTTAATCAATAAAATATCATCATGAACAGTTTAAACTCAGTACACCTGATCGGCAACATCGGTCAGGATCCGGAAATCATTAATTTTGATAACGGACACAAACTCGCAAAGGTCAGTCTGGCCACGTCGAGAACTTATAAGAACGCACAAGGCGAAAAAATCCAAGATACCGATTGGCATAATGTCATTTTCTGGAATAAAGCCGCAGAACTCGTTGAAAAGTATCTGAAGCAAGGGTCAAAGATTGCCGTTGTCGGTGAGATCAAGTACTCCTCTTATGAGACAAAAGAAGGCGAAAAGCGATATCGAACTGATATCCACGGACGAAATCTTGTGTTTTTAGATAAAAAGGATTCAAGTCAATCCGGACCAAGTGATAATCCAGACACCTTTGTTGCTGAGGGTGACGACGATTTACCTTTTTAATATGAGAATAATTTAAAATTTGAAAAAATGCAAAAAAAGACAATTACCAAAACGATTCAAGCATATTTGGAAGAATGGCTCGAATCAATTAATGACAAAGAACTCAGAAAGGAAGTCAAAGAAAACGTTATTGTAAGCGGAGGCGCGATCGCATCAATGTTTCTGGGAGAAAAGGTAAATGATTATGATATTTATATTCAGGATCGAAACGTTCTGATAAAATTGGCTAATTATTATGCCAAACCTTATAGTGAGATACAGATATTGGATGGCGAAGAAAAGTACGATGATGAAGGATACAACAATCAATGGTCTATTGCACTCAGAAACCTCACAAAGGATAGAGTGAGGATTTTCGTTGAAAATGATAGAGGGGTTTTCAAAGTTGATCAGGTGAAAGCCAGTAAAGGATTAAAAGAAGGAGAAGAGCTTCCGAAATTCAGACCGCTTTTCTTTTCTCCAAATGCAATCACATTAACTGATAAGATTCAGATTGTCATAAGGTTTCATGGAACTCCAGAAGAAATCCACAAGAACTACGATTTCATTCATGCGACCAACTATTTCACCTTTAAAGACGGAGTAGTGACAAATCTTCATGCAATGGAATCTTTGATTTCAAGGAGATTGTATTATCAGGGATCACTTTACCCGGTTGCTTCAATATTTAGAATCCGAAAATTCATGAAAAGAGATTGGGATTGTGGTGCCGGTGAAGCCTTAAAGATAATGTTTCAAATATCTAAACTGGATTTGACTAACGTTGATGTATTGGAGGAGCAATTGATTGGAGTTGATGTTTTTTATTTTGAAAAACTGATCAGCGCAATCCGAGAATCAATGAAAAAGGATCCAGCTTATGAGATCACAGATACCAAACTCGGAAAGTTGATTGACGATATATTTGAGGAAGATCACGAATAATGAAAGAATCTACCAAAGAAGGATTTTTGTTTGTTGTTGTAGCCACGATTTTGACTCTCGGAGCATATCTTCAACATGAAGAGCCGTGTCCGGAGTCAGATTCATGGCGACCGCATCCAAGATCATTCGAAGGTAAAATAGGATATGAGATACCGGATACAACTTATGAGAACAAACCCGTTGAGCATATTGATCCGATTCTCGGAAAGCCGATTAAATATTACGTAGACCAATGAAAGAAAAACTTCAAATGACATACTATTGCGACTTTTGCAAAAAAATGTATGTCAGAAAAAGTGCTTGTGAAACGCATGAAAAAGGATGTTCACATAATCCAGAGAACGACCGAAAGTGTTTTGGATGTAAGCATTTGAAAAGAGAGAATATTGATCGATATTTTGATACTTATATTGGAGAGCAATCTGAACAAGTGAGTGTCTTTTATTGTGAAAAACTGGATACTTGTCTTTATCCACCAAAGGTTGAAGCCAAAGGAAATGCATTTGAGTTTGGCGACATTAATAATATTCCGATGAAATCAGAGTGTGAACACTTTGAAGATTATATATTTGAATTTTAAACAATCACATATGAAAAAGTTGATATTTTTTTCGACAATGTTGATATTTATCTCCTGCGAGAAGGAGTGGAAATGTACAACAGTCACGAATGATTTAGGGATGAATTATGAATCATCCGAAACGATCACAGGATCCAAGGAGGACGCTGAAGCCTATGAGCAAGAACATACATCGAGCGAGGAAGTTTACTCCTGGAGTCTGGACACAACGTACACAGTTTCTCAGGAAACTACGTGTGTTCGCAAATAATTTTTATCTTTGAAGGGCTAATGAGACCCTTCTTTGAAGGATGCAAGGCTTTATTTTATCGGAGAGTACTCTGAGCCTGTAAACAATTACGAATCAGTCAACAACTCCGAGCTTTCTGGGGTAGCTTGATCGCTTAACCAGGAACATAAAACAGAGAGGGCGGATAAAGTCATTTTTTCAAAGTCTGATCAACCGAGGAAAAATTTCACAGCCCATATTGCAGAGTTGAGGATGATGTTGGGATTGATCACCAATTGAGTCCTCCGGTCTACCACCTGGGAAAATGGTTTTTGATTGACCGAAAGGATATCATGTTGCCGGACGGAAAAAATAAGGAACGTCCGGCTTTTTTTATATCTTTGATTTTATCAATTTTTAATTTATGGAAAAAGTAAGAGCAAAATTCAAATGCGATTCAGTTGAAAATACTGAATATGGATCAAAAGTTAAATTCACAGCGGTTTGTTCAGATAAAGGAGAAAACCAAGACATCTGTTCAGCAACTCCGAACGGTAATTGTGAGATGTGGATTGAGAAAGGATATCCTGCGGCAGAATATTTTGAGCCTGGAGGAGAATATTATCTTAACTTCGAAAAAGCCTAAATTATATTTTGGTTAAATGAACGGGGATTACGTTTATGAACTCTCGGATGTCTTCGGGAGGGTACGGATTGCCTCGCTAAACAATGTGACCCAACAGCCTCACGGTGCCAAAGTCGGATTGTCATGCGTAAACCTGAGTAATCTTAAACTCATTGAGGGAAAGGCTTTTCAAGACTGACACGGGAAAGACCGATAGCCTGTCACTACTAGCTATGCCTCCGGATTCACTAACCGGAGGTTTTTTCTTTCATTCTGTAATATCGCTCTGACATTCAAATTCGTATCTTTACCAGATATTAATCAAAAAACCAAAATTTTATGGCAACTGAACAAGAGATCATTGATGCTAGATTACAGATCAATGACAATCAGGATTTAGAGAGCGCACTTGTTGATCTTTCAACAATCGTAGGTGGAGCGGGTGATTTTGAACTTTTCATCAAAAGAGGCGACACGCAATTCAATCTCGGTAGATTGAAGAGTGTCCTTGAATCAAGGGATGCAAATTACGATACAATGGTATCAGACATCGAGACTGCTATCTTAACCTTGCTTGGTCCGGATGAAATAACTGCTTCGACAGTAAGAAAAGCACTTCGCGATCTTGTTACGGCAAATGAAGCGAATATTGCGGCAACTTAGATTTTATTATTTGAGTAAGAAGGTCGGCAGTGATGTCGGCCTTTTTTTATACATTTACCCAAAATTACATCAATGGAGATATCAATGAGATTAGTGGATGAACTCATCCCTTACGTAAACAACCAGAAACTACATCCGGACGCTCAGATCACGAAAATAGCTTCTTCGATAAAGGAGTTCGGATTCACTCAACCAATTGTCATAGACAAAGAAGGTGTCGTAATAATTGGACACGGAAGGCTTATGGCCGCAAAGAAACTCAAAATGAACGAAGTTCCTGTGTTGCTTATGGACGATCTTTCGGATGCACAAGTTAAGGCACTCAGAATTGCCGATAATAAGCTGAACGAATCAGATTGGAGTAATGAAATGCTGAGGTCAGAGTTTGATATTCTGGACGAAATGGATTTTGATCTTGAATTGACCGGGTTTGATCTGGACGAAATAGTTAATATCAGGGACGAGGATGGAGATGCCGGTACCGAACCTGAGGGAGGGGATGAAGTTCCGAAAGTTGCCGATATCATCATTATAAAACCAGGCGATCTTATTGAAATGGGAAAACACCGTGTCCTTTGTGGAGATTCTACAATAAAGGAAGATGTTGAAAAACTCATGAATGGAGAACTCGCTGATCTTGCTCATAATGACCCTCCTTATGGAATGAAGAAAGAAAACGACGGTGTACTGAACGATAACCTCAACTATGACGATCTTCTGGATTTCAATCACAAATGGATTCCTCTTCAGTTTGAACATTTGACCAAAAAGGGATCCTGGTATTGTTGGGGGATAGATGAACCTCTGATGGACATCTACTATTCAATCCTGAAAGGTTACATCAAAGAAAACAAAATCACATTCCGAAACCTGATCACCTGGGACAAAGGAAATGGTATGGGACAACTCTCAGAGCTTCATAGAATGTATGCGACTGCGGATGAAAAGTGTCTTTTCGTAATGATGGGTAAACAGGACTTGGTTCAGAATAAAGACCAATTCCCGGACGAGTGGCGTCCAATGCTAGACTATTTCATTAATGAGAGGGAAAAGATGGGATGGACAAATAAAAAGGTCGTTGAGATCACAGGCAAAACCACTGCCTCTCATTATTTCACCGAATCACAATTCCTTCTACCAACTGAGGATGCTTATGAGAAAATACAGAAAGCCGCAGGAGGTAAAGCATTTACAAAACCGTTCGACCAATTATCGATGGTTACATTTGGCAATACTGATAAAGGGAAGGACGTGATCGAGGACATGAAGAAGAACCGTGCATATTTTAACAATACGCATGACAACATGAACAATGTTTGGCACTTTTCGAGAACTAGCCAGGAGGAGCGAATTGATACCGGAGGACACGCAACTCCAAAACCAATCGGTCTTTGTGAGCGAGTTATCGTAACATCATGTCCGGAGAAAGGTTTGGTTCTTGATTTCTTTCTCGGATCCGGGTCAACACTTATAGCTTCAGAGAATAGAGGTCGTAGATGCTACGGAATAGAACTCGATCCAAAATACGTTCAGGTTATCATTCAGCGTTGGTGTAATCACACCGGACAAGATGATATCAAGATCAACGGAAAGAAAGTTTCGTGGGAAAAATTCAAATCAGAGTCCACACAATAAAAATTTTCGTACATTTGTTTTCAAGACATCAAAGATGAGTGATACATCAACCGAAAATAAGAGTCCGAGCAGGAAAGAGATAAAGAGGCAGTTGAAGTTGGCAAAACGTGCTGAGAAGAAAGCTAAATTTCTCAAAAAGATGAAGGACGCATCACAATCGATGCGGATTTTACTTTATCTGAAATATCACGCATGGACTCTTCTCTCAATGCAACTATACGCTATAATTATTTTTGGAATCGTCATGGGATTTGTGGCGAAAATAATCTGGGAGATATGGTCGATGATTTTCAGCATACATCTTTAAAGGATGTCCTACCTAAATTGTATCAGAGGCAGTTTTTAGAGGCTTCGATATACAGTTGGATCCGTGGGCAGATTGCGCTCCTTCCGAATATCACCATTGAACAGGCGATTGACGGATTTTATAAGGAGTTCCAGATCACAGAATCAGACGTGTCTCGAAGCTCGATAAGAACTACATACCACCGAATGGTTAAAGAGTTTTACGAGAATGAAAGGACAAAAGGAACATAGATTGCAAGTCGCCTGTATCAATTGGTTCAGGTATATGTATCCTAAATATCGCAGACTCCTTTGGGCGACTCCAAACGGAGGCACCAGAAATAAACTCGAAGCGATCAAACTCAAAAAAGAGGGAGTTCTCCCTGGAGTATCTGATCTGTCTTTAATGATACCGAATAAAGACTATCCAGGTTTCTTTATTGAACTGAAGGTCGGATACAACAAACAGACCGATAATCAAATTCTCTTCCAAGAAGATGTCAGAAAGATGGGATTCCGATACGAGGTTATCCGGACCTTTGACCAATTCGTCGAAGAGGTTACTAAATACATGGAAAATGAGATTCAAAGTATGGGATAAAGTCGAAAACAAATGGTTTGAAGAGATCAACCAGGCTCAGGACGGGAAAATAGTTCAGATGGTTCTATTTCCGAAAGGATTCCTTGTTTTGAGACAAAACGACAAAATGATCCATTGTGAAAGTACATGGTCGGGAAGATTTCATCCGGTTATGGGATCAATGATGCCAGATAAAACAAAGACTGAAATATTCCTGGGGGATGTTCTCAGGATACGAGGAACGAAAGAACTTGGAAGAGTAGTATTTGCAAAGGGGATGTTCTGCGTTCAGCTTATCGGGACAAATGAAATGCATCCACTTGTAGATTATGCTCCGATATCGAAAATTATCGGAAATCAATACGAGCAACCTTTTTACCTAAATATAAATATCAATGGAGAATCTAAGTAATTACATCACAATAGCCGTAATAGGTGGAATCATCTTGACGGCCTTAACATTCATTATAGTAAAATCGATCCGACGTTCGAGAGAATCCAAATACGGAAAGACTTTGGATAAACTTCGAAAGAACATGGTTGGGGACGAGAAAGTTCCTGATTGGAAAAGATCGACGACGGAGCTTATCGATAAGTTTCATTGGTACATGGGATTTCCGAAAGATCTTACCGGGCTTAACAGACAACAGAGAAGATCGGTCAAACGACACTATAAGAAATTCCTCTGGAGTTGGCACTTGATCCCTAAAAAGAAACAGGATATTGGTGCAATCGTGAAGTTTTTGGCTCAGGCAAAATGCAATGACTTTGTTGTGTTGAGATATCTGTTTCCAGGCGAGAAAAGGGAGTGGTATCAGACCACCGGAAAAAAGATCATGAAAAACCGTGAATTATCTCTCGGTTAATTTGGTGTTTTTAGAATTAAAGTTTAATTTAGCCAAAAAAGAAACTTATGGGAATGACTATTAAATCTATCGGAGGACAACATATTGGACACCGATTTAAATTTGAAAAGACTGAGTATGAAGTCATAGAATTTATTGACAATAAAAAACTCAGAGGTAAAACAAAAGACGGCAAAGAGATTGATGTAAATTTTGATGAAGTTGAATTTATCGACGAACCCAAAAAAATCAAATAACAATGCTAAACCTTTTCATATTGACATCCATTTCCTACGGGTTAGGATTCCTTGTTTGCTTTCTCATTCAGAGAAAAAAGATCAAGAAACTCAAAAAAGAACTTATCAGCATCCCGGACATGGGATTCTAGGTTATCAACGATAAATTGGTAATAAATGAGAACGGATACGCTCCTGGTAAGACATCGAGAAAAGATGAATGGCCAAAGAACGCAGATGAATTTCTGAATTATCACGGGATGGAGAGAGAGTTTGGCACGATTGAGATCACATACGAGGGAATGGAGAGCCACTTGGAAACTTATGCCGCACATAAAGTGTCGCAATCTCAGAGAAAGATATTTGCAACTCTGAGGCAAGTGAGAGGAGGATTGGAAGTGATTGAGCATTTAAAATTGTAACTTATAAATTGACATCATATGAACAAATGGTATTTAGTAAAGGTGAAGTTTATCAAAGAATTCACCGACGGAACATTGAAAAAAGTAAGCGAACCTTATTTGGTGAGTGCAATGTCTTTCACGGATGCTGAGGCAAGAATCTATAAAGAGGTTGGAGAGTACGTTCGAGGCGAGTTTCTTGTAACGGCAATCTCTGTATTCAGCGTTGAAGATCTTTTTCACTACGATGATGCTGAGACTTGGTACAAAGTGAAAGTAACAACAGTCGTTGAGGACGCTGATTCTGGGAAAGAAAAGCGACACAGTTACAACTATTTGGTAACAGCGCACAACACGAAAGAAGCTCATGAGAGAGTAGAGGAAAGCCTGAGAGGATTGATGTTTACACTGAAGATTCAGTCTGTTGTTGAGACAAAGATCGTGGAAGTGTTTCCTTACGAACAACCAGAGGCAATTGGAGAATCTCCGGCTGAAGAGGTTGCAGAACATTAAAGATATTTGAGTCCGGTGTACGGAGGTAGTTTCGTTATTAAACTCCTTGTGAAGGTTAAGGACATACCGAACAATGGAATAGGAATTGCCTCTTAGTCCTTCTCCAGGCTCAAATTAACAAGGGGGAGTGCCGAAATTGGTAAACGGCTTGTTCGACGGAGCAAGAATGAAACTCAATCAATGATATCAACGGTTGAGGTTTGAGGGTTCGAGTCCCTCCTTCCCCACTAAAATTCACAACATGACAGAACAATACGTAGTAGACGCTATTGCCGGAATTCTCTCTCAGGAAGAGAAAATGGACAAACTTCAGAAAGAACTGGATGAGATCGCAAAAAAAATTGATGCTTGTGATGCCGAAAAGAAAAAGCACGAACGGGTGATCAAAGACCAGATGATCGGAAGAGTTAATCTGAATGTTCGCATTGGATATGATCTTTACACGATTCATTTGGCCAATAATGATGTTGATCTGAATAAATTAAAATTAGACATCGATGTCTGACAAATACAGAGGACATGAGATTTTTGAAGAAAATGGGAATTGGTATTTTAAAGAAACTGGATTTCCTGTGGCTTCAAATCCGGAAAATGTCGTATGTGGTTTATGTGGCCTGTTCAATAGCAACGATGGACACGACGGGTGTCTCGGAGAACTCCCCGGAGTAATGAACGCCTGTTGTGGACACGGAGAAACGAATGAGGCGTATGTACAATGGTGGGATGGATCAGTTGATGATGGAGAAAAGGCAATACGATATCAAGAAATGTTAAAAAATAAATGAAATATGAGAGCAATTGAACACCCGTTCGTAAATGTACGGTATGCAGAAGATCAAGAAGAGTATCAAACACTCCCTTGTTTCAGAACAAAAGACGGTCAGATCATAGCCGCATTTCGCCTCGACGAGGAAGAAATGGAACAGATCAAGAAAACCGGAGTAATCTATCTGAAGGTTCATACTTTCAATAAACCTCTTCAACCAATTGGAATGAATCTGCTCAATCCGTTTCCACCAGATCAGAAAACACTCGATTGCTCGTGCGGCAACATTGAACTCGATCCAGGATACCCGATTGAAGTCGAAGGAAAACTTGTCGCACATTGTAGACATTGTTTCATGGAGAAAGGTCCGGAGGACGATGAAATGAGAAAAGCAATGGTCATGCAGAAAGAAATCGGAAAGGCTCAAAGACAGGGATACAGACGAATTCCTGAAGATCACAAAGTCCCGACAAAAGGCTTCGAGTATATCTCATTCGGGGAGATATCACTTTACCGAGAAGAACAAAAAGAAGAGGAGGAATAGTCATGGCAGAAGATTCTAAAATACAATGGACTGATGCTACTTGGAATCCGTGGCATGGTTGTACCAAAGTATCACCAGGATGCAAATTCTGTTATATGTTCAGAGATAAAGAAAGATACGGTCAGGATCCAACAACGGTAATAAGATCGAAGGCTAATTTCAATAAACCTCTCGATTGGGCAGGAATTCATTGCATGGCATTCAAAGGTGATCGCACACCAAAACTACCCGAAGGATCAAAAATATTCACTTGCTCATGGTCTGACTTCTTTATTGAAGAATCCGATGATTGGAGAAATGAAGCATGGGATATCATAAAACAGACACCACAATTTCAATATCAGATATTGACCAAACGACCAGAAAGGATTAAACAATGTCTTCCAGATGATTGGGGAGAAGGATATCCGAACGTTTGGATTGGAGTATCTGGTGAAGATGAAAAGAATACACACATCAGGCTAAGAATATTGTTAAGTATCCCGGCCAAGGTGAAGTTTTTGTCTGCTGAACCTCTCATTGAATCAATACACTCACAGAGAAATATTGACATGATGAAAAAACTCGATTGGATCATCATTGGTGGAGAAAGCGGAAACGATTCAGGGAAGTATCGATATCGACCTTTGGAATTGGACTCAATTGAATCGATTTTGGACTGTTTATCTCAGGAAAAAGTCAAAATCTTCGTAAAACAACTCGGAACTCATCTTTCAAAGAAAATGGGATTGAAAGATCGACACGGGGGAGATTTGGACGAATGGCCAGAAAACATAAGGGTTCGAGAATTTCCAGAAGTGATAAGAATTTCATAAATTTGGACAAATCGAACAAAAATGGCGTATTCCAAGAAACAGAAGTTGCAATTCATTGAGGTTTTGAGGCGAAAGAACGGTCATGTTTCAAAGGCTTGTGAGGCGTTCGACATTTCGAGATCAACATATCACGCGTGGATGAAGCTCAGTTGGTTCTCGAAACTTGTTGAAGAAATGAAAGAAGAGGAAATCGATGATGCTGAGGAGGCGTTGAGGATGCACCGTAAAGGAGTTCCGGAATATCTCCGAAACAAGAAAGGTCAGATCATCCCAGACGAGAAAGGGAAACCGATCATCATTGGTTGGTTGGTGAAACCGGATCCCAAGTCAGTTCAGTTCTATTTGGAACGCAAGGCGAAGGATCGGGGATATGGGAAGGAGCAGACGGTTCACATTCCAGAGTTACCGAATATGCCGGAGGTCAAGATCGGACTGAAGGTCGTTAAATCAAATAAGAAGAAATGAGTAAACTAATATACGTTTGTGATAATGCTCGACATTTAATTTGTGTTCCATATTCTACAGCCAACCTTCATAAAATGGCTAAGGAATTAGAACTGTCAAGAAGTTGGTTTCATAATAATCATTACGATATTCCAAAGAAAAGGATTGAAGAGATCACAAAACAATGCAGGGTGGTTAGTTCAAAAATAATTGTTGATATCATAAAGCGACCTGACTTCGCTCATGATTTGATCAGTGTTGGTAGTAGTAATTTCGGAAAGCCAAAAGGTCCAGGTTTTGAAGTAACATACCTGAAAGAAAAAGGAATAATAGATTAAACATCAAGATATGCCATTTGCAAAAGTTAAAATATCAATTGGTGACGGTCCATCCGGCTACAAGGCAATAAAAGTAGAATACTCTCACGGGATTGAAAAGCAGTTCATCCTGGACGCTTTATCACGGGACTTTCAGATAGAGACATTTTACCACACGTTCAAATCTGGTGATGAATTGGACACGATCATCATTATGACGGACAAAGTTGATGTCGTTCAGAGGATAAAAACTGATCTCAGGCGACACGCCGGAATCATTCCTGTTGAAGAAATGAATATGAACTGATGAGGAAGATTAGATTTGACATCGAACTGTACGAGGCAACCGTTACTATCATTGACACCGAAAACTCAGAGGACTTGGAAAAACTTGGAGTAGAAGTTCATACCATTGATGGCAATAAAATATGGGCATACTGTACTGCTGATCCTGAAGAGTTGAGAGATGTGTTTATTGTTGTCAATACCAAGTTTGAAGGGTTCGAGGACTATATTCTCGTCCATGAATGTGTTCACGCATCGAATTATATATTTCAGGCAATATCACATAGACCACCAACAACAGATGATGAACCACAAGCGTATTTGATTTCTCACATTTTCAAAAAGGCGAAGGATTTCTTATCGAAATAATTCATACATTTGCTCTGACACAAAAGAGTAAATCATGAGCGAGATCGACAAAACAGAATCATCAGTAAAAGTATATTTCTCTAGCAACTACGGACAATTCAAGTTCCTCAAAGGAAACCGTGATGTCAACGAGGCTAAGATTGACAAAATCATGAAGGCAATCAATGAGCAGGACATCGATGTTCTGAAATATGCTCCGATAATGGTTGATCAGGATATGCGGATCCTGGATGGACAGCACGATTCTATGTTTCAAAGAAACTCGGACGTCCTGTTTTCTTTGTTGTCGTTCCGAATATGGGAGTCCGGGAAGTTGCAAAGATCAACTCCAACTCATCAAACTGGAAAGTGAATGACTTCCTCAATTCATATATTGATATGGGAATTGAGCCATACAAAAGAATTCAGGACATAAAGCATGAATATGGAATGACCATTCTTAATCTTGCCTCCCTTCTTTATGGAGGTGTTGCGAGGGTTGATAAAATGAAGGAAATATTCATAGATGGGGATTTTGAAATTCGTTACGAAGAGAAGGCTTTGTCTATTCTGAATCAATTGAAAGATTTTGAGCCATACACCAAACAACCATATGCACGTCGATTTGTTTATGCTTTTGAGAAATTGTTGAATGGTGGAAAGTATGATCATAAACACATGATTAAGAAGCTCGAACAATCAGGTCAGAAAATAGAACGAATTGAATCGTCCAAGAATATCATCCTCAACATGGAGGAGATTTACAACTTCAAACAGAGGGAACGCCTTCACATCCTATGATAACAATTGAATTTGAATACAATTTCGGGGACATCGTTTATCTGAAAACGGATCCTGAACAATTACCTCACATCGTTATCGGATTGAAAGCTGAACCGAGTGGATTGCTTTATCAAATTGAATTGGTTGGACGTGCTTTCTTTGTTCACGGAATCCAGATCACAAAAGAACGAGACATCCTGAAAGCAACCGGAGTGGACGAGAAAAAAGTTTCTTAGTATCTTTATTGCCTCATGGGATTAAAAGAAATAGAGGTAACAGAGCCACAAGGCGACATCATAAACAGTCACCAACAGTTCAACCTATTCCTCGCAGGAGTTGGTTCCGGAAAGTCTCATACAATGGGACTCGTCTCTGGTACGATGGTTTGCAACTTTCCTGAAGCTCGTGGATTGATCTCAGCAAATACTTACTCACAGCTTACACGTTCAACACTTGCCAGGGTTTATAAAGTTTGGCATGAGTACTTCGGATTGAAGGAGGACGTCCATTTTGTTGTTGACAAAAAGCCTCCTGAGCATTTCAAGATCATAGGAGAAAAGCTGAAAGATTACAAGAACACCATATCCTTTGTAAATGGCGCGGTGATCTGGTTGGCCTCTCTCGATAACTACAAAGTGATCGATGGGATGGAGGTTTCATGGGCTTTGCTCGATGAAACGAAAGATACCAAGGAAGAAGCGGTCAAGGAGGTAATCATGGCCAGACTTCGACAGAACGTTATCTTCATTGACAAAGACCACAACCTTTACGATCACAAACCTTCGAATAAGAAAGTATCAGGATTCAATCCTCTATACATTTTCACATCCCCTGCTAAAGTTCAATGGCTTAACGAAATGTTTGAGATCAACCAGAACATCGAGGATATAAACAAAGTCATATTCTCGGACACAACGTATTATTGTGAAGATCATGGGGACAAACGGGTGGTGATATCATCCACTTATCACAACGCGCATAATCTCCCGGACAACTACATCGAATCCAGGCGTAAGATTTGGGACGAGACTCCCGGCCTTACGGATATGCTTATCTACGGATCCCCGATTGCCAAATCAGGAGGAGAGTGGTATTCACGCTTCGATAGAGAGATTCATATTTTGCAATCAATCGAATTTGATAAAAAATACCCTCTGCACGTTACGTTCGATTTCAATGTCGTTCCATATATGTCAGCACTCGCACTTCAGATCATTCCGGTAAAAGTGCCACAAGGAAAAGACTACATGAAAATCAGAGTGATCAAAGAATATGCTCTCGCACATCCGAACAACACAACAGGCGACGTTTGTGATGAGATCGTCCTCGATTATGCCGGGATTACAAACAGCATCTATTATTACGGTGATGCTTCAGGACGTGCCAGATCAACTGCTATAACTGACAAATCCCAGAGACACAATTACGATGTTATCCGGACCAGGTTGGCAGGATTTCTGTTTGAGGGATCAGATCGAGTTCCAAAATCAAACCCTCCGATATCAGGACGGCGTATCTTAATGAACCGTATATTTTCAGGGAATGCAGGGGTTGTTGTCGAAATAGATGCAAGTTGCGTCAACCTAATAAATGACCTCGATTATCTAAAGGAGGACGGCAATGGAGGCTACCTGAAACCAAAGGTAAAAGACAAGAACAACGGCACGACTTACGAGAAACTTGGTCATCATTCCGATTGTTTTATATATTTTTGTTGGGATAACTTTGCTTATCTAATCAATTTTGAATAGTATGAAAATCCTTACAAAAGGCGATTCTTTTCAGAAGTTGTTGGAAACTTTGTCAGGTAAAAAGCACAAATACTACGACAGGGTTACAGAACTTGCGAACAAATATCTCGCACTCAATACCGGAGAGAACATTGCCCATTTATTAAGACAGTTCGATTTAAGGGAAACCAAAGAAATGTTCGAGCAACGATGTATGATCACAAAATCGATCGTTGGAGCAGTTTCTGAAAAGATCATGCTCCCTTTCTTCAAATTAGTTCGTTCAACTTACGTAACCAAGGAGGTCGTTTACACGGATGACAATGATAAGACCAGAATAAACAACCTCAACAACAAACTGGATGTTTTCTGGGGGGATGAATCATTTGATGATTACCTGGAGTCCGAGTTGCCTCTTATCGCTTTCACGGATCCAAACTCATTCATTGTTTTCGAGCGTGATATTATTGACGATGATACCATTATTCGTCCTTTCGAGGTAACGAGCCATGATGCCGTTGATTTTCATTATACCAACAACTCCCTCGACTATTTGATAGTTGATAAGACTTGGACGGAAGTGAACCGGGAGTGGGAAAAGTGTGATAACGAAAAGGAAAGAAGCGAAATGGATCAGTGGCTAGAAATGCACAAGCAGACCATTTACACCGTCGAACATATCATGGTCATGGAGCAAATCCAGGAGGACAACATACCGATGGACGCTGAAAAAGTTTCATCATATGAAGATGCCGGAGAAAATAGAGAATCGACATACATTCAGGTTGACGACAAATTCTATCTTATCTGGGTTATCGAGACTGATTGCGACGAGATCGTTGCTATTAGAGTTGGCTACAAAAGGGATCCATTGACAGGAAGAAAGACGATGGTTTCTCCTATGCACAAAGCGGTAAACAGAATGGAGAAATCCATAAAGTCCGACTCCGAGCTAGATTTGACAATATCACTACACACGTTCCCTCAGAAAATTCAGGCGGTGCAACGATGTACAGGAAAGATAAATGCTCCGTGCGAGAAAGGAAAGATAAAGCATACCGGAAAGGAATGTTCTGTTTGTAAAGGCACCGGTATTATCACAATAACCTCAGCTCAGGAAATGATAACAGTCGAAATGCCAACGCAGGACGAGATCAAGAACGGAGCGGAAATGCCAGATATTGAAAAGATACTGACATACAAATCACCTCCTATTGATCTGGTAAAGTTCCAAGACGAATATACTCGTAAACTGGAAAAAGAGGCGGTCAAAGATGTGTTTGTTTCTGAAGCGTTCGAGAGAGGTCAGGTTGCGACAACTGCAACTGAGAAGCTCCTCGACTATGACAGCGTGTATGATACGCTTTATCCGTTCGGGAAGAAGTATTCAGCTATCTACAAAAAAGGAGTGCGTGTGTCAGCTTGTTACCTCAGCGAAGGTTCAACATCGAAACTTATCGTGAGACATTCATTCCCGAAAGACCCGAAACTTAAATCAGTCACACAATTGGTTGGTGATCTTGAAGCGGCAAAGACAGCGAATGCTCCTCAATTCATGAAAAATTTGATTGCGGACGATATTGCTATGAAAGTGTTCCACGACGATAAGATTGCGCTGAAAAAGTACAATATCAAGAAACAATTCATGCCGTTTCTGGGTAAATCAGAGCAGGAGGTTATGGCTATTATCAATGGAGGGCTTTCTACAAAAGAGAATATCACATTGTATGTTGAGTTTGAAAACATCTTCCGGGAATTGGAGGACGAGGCAATGAGCGCAGAAAAACCACACCTATTCTATGACCTACCATATACTGACCAATTAGATTTGGTGAATAAAAAGGTTGCTGAGATCGTTCAAAAGAAAGCAAACGAATCAACTGCCGGATTAGATTTACCAATTGATCCAAATCCGGACGACGATCCAATTGAAGAGTAATGCCAAAGGATCCGAACAAGATACACAACAATAAACTTGACTATCTTGACAAGGCCGAGGAGCGACTGAGCAAATCAGCAACTTCAGCTGAACGGTGGCTTTTTCGTCGAATTGTCGAGGAGGTTATACCTGAACTCAAAAGAGACAACGGTGTGATCACGAATGACAATGAGAACATCAACCTATTGACCACAAAATTAAATGCGGTCTTTCGTCGTTTCAATAAAGATGTCAACAAAGGGTTGGTAAAACAAATCCTTGGAGATTTCACTCAGATAAGCATATTCAATAACGATTACTTCTTTGAATCCTCAGACAAAACTGCTAAGGAGTTCAAACCGATAAAGAAGAAAGTGGAAACACTCATGTTGAGGTCGCTCGGTTATCAGGCAGACGGAACAGTAAAAGCGGAATCGTTTATTTCATCATTGACATCCAACAACGAGATCAACAGACAAATCAGGGAGATTGCTATTCGAAGTATCCAAGGAGGAAATAAGATATCAGACTTGACCGAGGAACTGTCTGAGGCAATCCGGACCAACGAGAAAGGATTGGGAGTTCTGAATCGTTACTACAAACAAACCGTCCAGGATCGTTATTCTCAATACGAGAGAGCAGAATCCAAGACATACGCTGATGCGCTTAAATTACAGGCGTTCATTTATTCAGGAGGTAAAGTACAGGATACTCGTAGGTTCTGTTGTCAGAGAAACGGATTGGTGTTTACCAGGGAGGAGGCTCAGGCTTGGAGGAGTTTGAATTTTCAAGGAAAGAATAAAGGGTACGTTCCTCTCGTTGATCTGGGGGGATATAATTGCCGACATTCAACGCAATGGATAAGTAATGCTCAGGCACTAAGACGACGACCTGATCTCATGCTTAATGACCAAGGAAAACTTGTCAGAGACAAATCCAAACCAAAACAGAAGCTTCATTCAGGTTGCAGTTAATGTCAAATTGAAATAAAAGAGCGAAAAAAATATTGGTACATTTGTTTTGAATCGAAAAATCAAAAGTAAGATTATGTCAAAAGTAAGAGTGATCCACGAGGATACAGGAGAAAAGAGGTTGATGGGAGAACTTCAGTACTCAAACTGGGGTAAAAAAAATGGTTGGACATTAGATAAATCACAACCAGAAAAGAAATCTGACAAATCAGATGAATCAAAATCGGATAAGACTGCTCCAACAGCAACAACAACCGAGGTCAAGACAGGAGATTCTACTCCTGCGGAAAATGGCGACAATTCAGGAAACGATAATCCGGATGAGGGATCGGAAGGCTCTTCAGAAGGAAACGAAAATACTAGCGGCGACGGTAATTCAGCAAACGAGGACAAAAAAGCTCCTTCGGAAGAGTTGAATGTTACCGATGCGGTTGCAAAAATCAAAGAACTTGCCGAAGCTGAAAAGTTCGATGAAATCAAGGTTTTCACAAGCGGTGATGAGAGGGCTACCGTTGTGAAGGCAGTAACTAAGTTCTCTCCAAACTAATACAAGCTTATGGCTACATATATCAATCGTAAAAACGGTATGAAGCAGAGCATGACCGTTGAGGAGTTCGGAAAACTTCCAAAGGCTGTTCAAGCAAAATATCGTAGAGCTACAGATGCTGAGGAAAAAACGGCGGCAAAAGCATCGAAGCAAGAAGTGAATAAAACTTCGGACGATAAAACAGGAAAGTAATCGCCAAAAAATTTAATCGACAGACACATGGAAGAGATATTAAACTTGTTGCTGAGTTTATTGTCCAAAACTCACAAAAAGGACAAAGAGGACATTAGATCGCTCATTTTGGACGATCAAGGGGAGCTAAAGGAGGACGCATTAAAGTCCCTGCTAGAGCAAGACCAGGAAAGAGTAGCCACCATAAAAGAATCCGCATCTTCAGATGAGGATGAACTTTACGGAAAGGCGAAAAGAAAGGTTCTTACTAAGGCAGAGACTGAATTGAAAGAATTCTTTGGTGTTGATTCGGAGAAGAAAGGTGAGGAGCTTTACGAAGCTATTCGCGAAAAACTTTCAGACTCCGGTGGAGGTGATAAAAAGATCACTGAGGATGATGTCAAACGACACCCGGCTTATCAAACATTGTTGACTTCAAAGAAAACAGAGATTGATAAGATAAACCAGGAATGGGAATCAAAATATCAAGAAGCGGAAAAAGAATTTAAGCAAAAGAGCGCATTCGGATCCGTAGAATCTAAAGCTATTGCGATTGCCAAAAAATTGAACCCGGTTTTATCAAGTGATCCAACGAGAGCGAATAATCAACTCTCGATGGTAACAAACGAATTGAAACGACGTGGATATGAGTATGAAGTTGATGGTAACAAGGTTGTAATGAAAAAGGATGGCAAGATCGTCGAGGACGGTCATGGCAATCCGAAAACATTTGAGGACGAAGTGGAAGAAATTACCACAGGCTTTTTCGACATAGACAAGTCAAAAGGCGGTGGTGGTACCGGAAACTCGAACGACGATGAACCTGGAGGAGGACGTAGATCAACAAAAACTCCAATGTCGGAGGATGAACTGCGTGAAAAATTGAGTGAAACGACTGACAGAACCGAACGTGAGAAACTTATTGCTGAGTATAAAAAAGGAAAAGAGGCGGAGAAAAAAGAAGAGTAACCGTCCTATTGTTTAATTAAAATTTATACGCCCTATGGCACAAGATTTCACTTGTACTACCCTTGATATGGTTCGTTTAAAAGCGGATGAAATTTGGGGTTCAGACGACAAATTTAGATCGGCAATCCGACCACAGGTTGAGGTTGTAAAAGCGATCAAAGAAAAATCTACAGCTAAAACATTGTTGAGAGACGGTGATGGTTGTAAAGAAATTAAAGTGTGGTGGTATGACCCTTGCGGAACTACCGTTGCAGATAACGACATCGAATGTGAATTCACAGGTGACGATATCAAAACCTCTTGTAAAACTTACCAATTCGCAACTGAGAAAATGGCTAAGTTTACACTCGATGATGCTGAGTTTTGTAATAACGATGCTGAGTTCGAGACTGCTATTGCACAAGGCTTATTGAAGGCCGCTACTAATCTGGATAACCAGATAGAGAAAGACGTAATTGCGGCTGTTGATGCGGCGGCTGGAACAAACCAATATACTGAGGACGATAGAGGGGATGTTGTTGGAACAACTACTTATATTGCACCACAATATTGGGGACCAGGACTTATGTCTTATCTGTCAAAAGTTGCAATCACTAACTATCAGGAGAACTCGTTCTTAATCTCTGGGGAGAATATGTACGATGTATGGTACAATAGTATCAGAAATAACCTGAACGACAACCAGAAAGATCAGTTGGCTAAATTGAACGCATTTGATTGGAGTTTCGATTTATTCAACATGGATTCAATTCTTGGAGCTAAGAAAACATTGATGATTAGCCCGGATGCGGTTCTGTTTGAATCTTGGAATAAGTTCACGGATCCTGCAAAAGGTAAAAGCTACCATAACGGTGCGAACATCGACAGATTTACATTCCCTTCACCGAATGTACCTGGAGTTGTTTATGATGTTGTATATCGAACTGTTTGTAAAAACGGTGGGGATGACATCATTCATCATTGGAAATTGATCGCTCGTTACGATACATTCTTTGCTCCAGTTTCGGAGTGTGTTGTTGGTAACACAGGAATTATCGCATTTGAGTGTGGTTTAGCACCATAATTATAAACTCATTTTGAGACTAAAAAGGGAGCGGATTTAATTCACTCCCTTTTTTTGTGTATTTTCGTATCATGGAATGTTTGAATGAAATTATCGGACTATCACAAAAGGAATGTGAATGTTTCGAGGGAGATAAACCGGCCAACGCCAACGTGAGCAAGTCTGGTTTGTTTCTTGACGAGCTTCCTGGTCTGGAGCTTAAAATGATTGATGCCGCAGAAGATTGTGGAGAGGGAAATGTATGGGAGCGAATGTTAAAAGCAGTAACTGCCGCTGAGATCAATACAAAGACTGAAATATTGAAAATGCTGAACAATACCGTGCGCGATGCTTATGAGCATTTCGGAGGGTTCTTTGGTAAGCGTAATTTCAACGGATCGATCCCGGCTTCAAGCCTGAAGAACTATCAAGGTGTAAATATCGAGGCAAAAGATATCCGAGGCTCTATGTTCGTTCTGAAGGAGATCGATGCTTTCTTTGATGAAACAACGACGGGAGAGATTACGGTTAATATTTATCGTAGTGATAATCCAACTCCGCTTTATTTCTTCAATATAGATACGGAAGCGAATGTGGCCAAAAAAAACATCCTCAGCGTTCCCATTGAATTACCTATGTGGGTAGATGGATTTGAGGATGTACAGTATCACATTATTTATTCAAAACACGCAACTGCAAAACCTTTGAACAACCGTGTGCATTGTAATTGTTCAGACGGAAAAAATAAAACAAAGTGGTCGCAGTTTGGATATGTGCAGGGGATCAACATTGATTCTTTCACAACGGTTCAGGATTTAGACGAGGCAACCAACGACAACTATTTATACGGATTAGGATTGATCGGTGAATTGAAGTGTGAGAAATCGACGATCATTTGTGATGAGGACAGGGATTTGGACTTCGAAAATGATGCCGTCGCTCTAAGTATTGCTCAGGCGATCAGATACAACGCCGGGGTTATTCTTATTCACAGCTTGATAGATCGTCCGGATTCAACTATTGTAGCATTGAACGAGGAACAGTTGGTTTTTCTTGCGAACGAATACTCACAGGCTTTCAAAGATGAAATTCAATTCATTGCGAACAATATAAACGTGGATTCGAATGATTGTTTCGTCTGTAGAAATTTGGTAGGTATAAGAGGTATTAAATCATAATGGCAAGTTTGGATGATTCCATAAAGAAATTTGATTCACTCGTGAATACATTGGAGAGAGAAATCCCACGGATAATTATCTCCCAAAATGTTACTGCCAAATCTCTGGTACAAAATAGAATCCAGGAAACCGGGAAGAATAAGCAAGGCTCACAGTTGGGTAATTACTCAAACAGACCGATTCCGGCTTTCTTTTTCATAGGCAAAGGAAAGAAAACAACTGATGCCAAACTGAAGAAATTAGCCAGGGAGAAAAAAAATATATCATATGCTGAGTTCCGTAGATTGGACGGAAAACAGAATGAACACGTCGATCTTACATTCACAGGAAAAATGTGGAGAGGCATAGGTTTGACAACTTCCAATACCTCTGGAAAGAAAACATCTGTAAAGATCGGTCCAAAGGACGGGAGAACAGATAAGGTTGCCGGATATAACCGGGATAGATACGGGGATTTTCTCGATCTCTCAGAGGACGAGATAAAACAGATAGAAGAGGACGTTCAGTTTGAGATTGAACAAATACTTAATACAGAACTAAATGGTTTATGATCTTTGCGAAATATTGAAACAGCGGATAGATAACGAATCTCTCGGTTACATCGAAACACTTGCCGGACTCGTCCAAACTGAACACGTGGACAAACAGGCCAGTAAAACTGATGTAATAGAGAAATCGTATCCGATATATTGTCCACTCAACCAACAATGTAACACGAAACAACTCGAGCCGCTTGTTCCGGACCGAAAAAGAAAGTCATTGTTATATTTTGAGGACTTGAAAGGAATTGTTGTGAATAGTACCGACAGAGGGTATGTCAATTATACGGCATATCCTCGTTTGGTATGTTGGATCAATCCGAAACTGTTGGGTAGCGAAAACTGCTCGATATCGGGCGCGGTTATGTCTGAGTTGATATCGATATTGGTGTCAAACTCAATGAACGCACTTGATTTTGTCAAGATCAGAGCGAGAGTATTGAATATACCTCCACGGGATCCGAACTTATTTTCAAAGTATAAGTACTCCCGGAAGTTTGTTCAACTATTGGATTATCCGTATGATTATTTCGCCATTGATTTGGCGGTTGACTTTAGTATTCACCGTAATTGTATAACGAAATACATTACACAAGACCCTATCGAATGTTAGAAATTATATCATTGAAATTGGCTATCATTGCCTATGTTTATGCGATCATCTTAACAGACGATGAAATGCTTCTGTTCCATTGGAAGGGATTTTTGTATCGCACCATTGGATCAAAAAAGAGAATGAACTGGCTCTTCAAAATACTTGTGGATTGCGAGTATTGTGTTGGAGGTCAAATGGCTTTGTGGACGTACCTGGGGATGTGGTTCTTTCAGGTTGACCTATTTGGTACAACGATCACAGAATACAGTTGGGATGATCACGTTTGGTTGGTTGCCTTGACAATTTTATTAATATCGACAATCAAAAGACTTAAGATTTATGAAAAGTAAAAATGCGCTGAAAGCAATTGACAT